CGGCGTCAGCAGCGATTTGCTGCTCACGAGCAAGCTCGGCGACGTTGTCATCAAAGTCACCGCCTGAGTAGGCAATGACCTGCTGCTTCGTCATGTAGCCAGCCTGTTCAGCCTCGCGATAAGCCTTGACTTCTTTGAGGGGATCAACCCAGCTCCAGCCACGAGGCATCCAACGAGGTGACAAGTAACGCTCAGGCCGCAGCTCGTAGTCAGGGAAGTTGCAGTAGCCGCTAAGGACTGCAAGGTTCAACCACTCGCGGAAGACCCGCATGTGCAGGTTGTCAATCAAATACTTCTGAACAACTCGCCAATGCTCACGGTCCTCAAGCAGTGACAGTCTTGAGCTGCTGTAGTTGGTGTCGCTGAAGTCACGAGACAATGTCTCATATGAGCAACCAAAGCCAGACGCAAAACGCCTGACCTTGTTTTTGACAAACATCTCGAATTGTTGGTCCGGCGAATCAATGTCGGGGACGGAGACCGTCTCTCCTGGAGACAGATATTTAAAAGTGCCAGGTTCAAACTCACTAATGCGCTGACTGTTCTCGACGTCATCGCCGATCAGCTCACCTTCGTTGTTAGTGATAAAGCCCATGATGCTCGCGCCAGCACGAGCACGAATAACAGCCGCCTCTTCATAACCCTGCAGCTGATGCGCATCTGCCATCACACTATGGAACCAAGGCACACCTCTGTTCTGGCCTGGCCTTTCAGGCATAAACAGATGAATTACGTCTTCTGCCGGGAGGAAAACGTGTTTCCTGTCAGGGACAGGGTTGCCTTGGAAAAATGTATCTCCAGGATGACGAGTCAGGATTGCATAGCGAACAGGACGACCCCACTCGTCAACTTCAACACCATTACGCCACTCATTGCCTTTTTTCTGAGTAGTGCCTTGATATGACTCATCAAGCAAGTCACTTTCAATCATCTGCAGAGCCAAAGGCACTTTTGACTCGCCAAAAGCACGCCGAACAATGCGAAACAAAGCCTCGCCCGACTCGCACATCGCGCCAGCAGCTAACCACTCGAAATCGTGGAAGCTATATCGACCTGAACAGTCACAAGCGCTTGGACGTGTCCAGTAGGACCACTTCGCTTCAATCTCGTTGTTAATACGGTTGTCCCGCTTGCTGCCACGCAACTGCAGCACCTGAGATTGCAGCTTGATACCGGTGCCAATCACATTGATCTGCGTCGTCCGTTTCGCTTGTCGCGCATACGGATTGTTCCGCACCATCTCGCGGGATCGATCCCGCAAGCGCCGCAAGTTACCCCTGATCTCAGCATCAGCGCTGGCTTGCGTTGACATCCAGTCGTTAGTCAAACGCGAGACCATCGCCCCGCTGTAACCACGACGGAATGCTCTTGGGCTGGGCCTGTTGAAGCCCAGGAAGCTCATGATGCTCGTGCGAATACCCATGATCAGTTAAACCTCACGAACATGTTGCGCGGATTGCCAAGGCCGTTGGCGATCAGCTCGGCTTGTTCTTCACGTTTGACCTCAGCCTTGAGTCGACCTTCAAGCTGAATTAGGTCAGGCAAGTCGTAACGCTTGAGGTTGCGATTGCCAATCTTGTATTCCTGTACTGCGCCACCGTCGATCAGGGTGCGAATAGCTGTTTGTACAGCCTCTAAGTCTTTTTTGGCTTGAGTTCGACCGTCGTAGGCCCCAGGAGTGCCGGAGTACTCAAGAGCAGCCTCGACCTCAAGAGTTCCGTATCCAAGAGTTAGCTTCTCGGAATCCTTGGTCGCGATGGCCTGCCAGTACCAATTTCCAGCGTCAAAATCTTCTGAATCTGACGATGAAATGGTGAATTCCCAGCCAGTCCCGTAAGTACTGCCAGTTGCAATGTGTCCTTCTGAGGCTGTATTCGTCCTCAGGTAATACTTGAGTGTCCATTCGTCACTCTTGATTTCATTGCCGAAAACATCGTTCGCGGAGTCATCCCTCCACTTAACGGTGTCGCCAGCTCGAATCTCGCTTGGGATGTTCACAGGACTACCAGCTTGAGACGAAATTACGGCGATTAGGCCGTTTTTGCTGCTTTGATCCTAGCTGAGGCGCCTTATTAGGCTCATTACGCCGTTCAAACTGCTCCCAAATGCTGCGGCGGTCATATTTCTGATAAAGCCGGTGCAATGCGGCGTATGCGTAGACCATTTCGTCCAACGCTTCGTTCGGACTCTGGCTTTTTTTGACCCAAACACGTTCTGGGAAGCCATTCCTGTACCTGAGCACCTGCCGCTCAGCAGTTAGCTCCGCAAAGTAGTCAGGTCCAACAGTTGGATAGAAGTGAAGGTATCCAGGGCCAGGATCATTGTGCTTTAGTCGCCCAAACAACAGTGACTTCACCCCATCAACGCCAACAGGGAACAATTGAGCGCCATTTTTCATCGCTCGACCCTTGAAGTTGATATCAACCTTGCTTGCCTTGCCCAGCGGTGGCTTGCCTTTGACGTTCATACCCTTAATTGCAATCACGCCCATCGCCGCACGCTCTCGCGCATAGCCATACACCTCTTGGGTGTGGTGGCCACCAGAGTCAATGCAGCAAACCTCGATGTTTAACTTGCGGCCATCCTCTGTCTCGTAAGGATTTTGCAGCACCTCGTCTAGTTGCTTCCAGACTTCCGGCCTGGACGGTGATCCATGAAGAACAATTCGATCCACCAAATACATCTCCTCATCTCGCGCAACACCCCAAACGCTCATGCTCAGTCTGTCGTCCTGACAGTCACAGCCACACGTCAGCAACAACACTTCAGCTGGTGGTGAGCCCTGCTTGTATTTTTCTTCGGCAGCACGCTGCATCAATGAATCACCGCTGACCTTGCTTGCGTACTCGTCCTCCCAAACTTCGCCCAAAATCGTATTTACAAATGTCTTGAGCTGCTCTGCATCGTGCTTTGCCTCTAAAAATTCTTCGACAAGGTTCGACCAGGCCGCATTAGGGCTGTAGCTGTACGCCGCCCAAATGTGAAAGCCGACATGCCTGCCATTCCCTGGCTTAGTTTCGCGCCACTCACCGCGCTCAACCATCCAACGCTTTTTAGCGTGCGGAATGTGCTCATTACACTTCTCGCACTCGTAACAAGCAGTCGACGGATCATCGTCAAACCACTTGATCTGCGCCCAACGCAAATACTGCATGTGATTGCAGTGGGGGCAGGGCACAAAAAACCTTTGAGCATTTGACTGCTCATACATCCGTTGGATCCGACTGAAGTCTTTGACTGTCGGTGTAGAGCCAGAAACGATCTTGCGGTTCCAGTAGTACTCAGTACGCCTGATGCCCAGCTTGATCTGATCACCTTCAGATCCAGCTGACGGCGGATAGCCATCAACCTCATCGAACAACACAATCCGTCTGCTCACACGACGGAAACCACGAGGTGAGTTTGCTCCAACCAAACTCAACGTCCCACCAGGAAACTGCTTTTGCAGGATCGTGTTAGCACCATCCTTCGCCTTGGCCTCACTTACCAAGCCCTTGAGCACCGGAGTGTCACGCAACATTGGCGCGATTTCTTCCTTTGAATATCCCTGTGCGTCCTCGATCGTTGGCTGCACCAGCATGATCGGTGCTGGATCCTGGTGGATGTGATATCCGATCACATGGTTCAAAATCTTTGAGTAGCCAACCCTGGCTGACTTCATCACTG